ATAAACCATTCTGGAGATACTCAAATATTTGGTAAAAAGGTCACTAGTGCAAATATAAGAAGGTTAATAACGAGAAGAAACTGGACTCAGGGAACAAGATATGAAATGTATCGTCATGATTATAGTGTAACAAACCCTTCACCCGTCACAAACTCAACAAGATTATATGATTCCAGTTACTATGTAATCAATAAGAATTTTGATGTTTATGTTTGTATTGATAATGGTTCTTCAGGTATTAGTTCTACTGGAAACGCATCACAAGATGAACCTTTATTTACTGATTTAGAACCATCTAGAGCAGGTGAGAGTGGTGATGGATATATTTGGAAGTATCTGTTTACTGTTCCACCAAGTGATATAATAAAATTTGATTCAACAGAGTATATTTCTGTTCCTAGTAACTGGCCAACTTCTTCTGAAACTCAAATTCAATCAGTGCGAGAAAATGGTGATTCTACTATAAACAATAATCAAATTAAAAAAGTTTATATTGATAAACCAGGTTTTGGATATTCTCAAAACATTGTAGGTAGAGAGGTTGATATTGTTGGAGATGGAACTGGTGGTAAGGTAATTATTGACACAGACAGTAATGGTAAAATAATAAAAACTGTTGTCTCTTCTGGTGGTCAGGGATATACTTATGGAATGGTAGACTTAGGTCCTCTTGGAAACTCTGGTGTGTCTGTTGGAAATTTTGCTAAACTAATACCAATTATTCCACCATCAAGAGGTCATGGGTTTGATTTATATAAAGAATTAGGAACTGATAAAATTTTAGTATATGCAAGATTTGATGACTCAACAAAAGATTTTCCAACAGATACTAAATTTGCACAAATTAGTGTAATTAAAAATCCAACGTCTATTGGATCTACATCTATCTTTACTGCAAATGATTTTTCATCAGTCAATGCGATAAAGATTGTTTCACCAACTGGAACTCCAACCATAGGAGAAAAAATTAAACAAACTGTAACTGGTGGAACAGCAGAGGGGTACATTGTCTCTTATGATACTGACACTAACGTAATTAAATACTATCAGGATAGATCATTATTCTTTAATCAGACTAGCTCCGATCAAACTGACTATGTTGGAATTACAACAGGATCAAAAGTTTTACAGTTTGAATCCTCGGCAGAAAGTATAATCGCACCTACAAGTGGATTTAATGCTACTGTTGATCAAAATTTTACTGGAATAAGCACAAATCCATCTGGAAATAAGGTTATTTCATTAGGAGTAAACTTTACAAATGGTCTTGCATCTCCTGAGATAAATAAAAAGTCGGGTGAAATAATTTACTTAGATAACCGACCACTGGTGACTAGAAACGCTAGACAGAAGGAAGACATTAAAATCATTTTGGAATTTTAAAAAATGCCACAAAAAACGAATTTAAATATAAGTCCTTATTATGATGATTTTGATAAGGAAGATAAGTTTTACAAAGTTCTGTTTAAACCAGGATTCCCTGTTCAAGCAAGAGAATTAACAACTCTACAATCTTCCTTACAGAATCAAATTGAATCATTTGGTAGTCACATCTTTAAAGATGGGTCTATGGTAATACCTGGTAATATAAATTTTGACCAACAATATCATTCAGTAAGAATATTAGATACTCATTTAGGTATTCCAGTCACATTATATTTGGATCAATTAATAGGATTAAAATTAAAAGGACAAACTTCTGGTATTATTTTAACAATTGATAGTTATGAACTGGCTGGAACTAATACTCAACTAGATGATTTAACAATATTTGTTCAATATTTGCAGTCAGGAGACAATAATGAAATATCAAATTTAAATGATGGAGAGCAATTAATAGTTCAAGAATCATTTATCTATGGAAATACTGCGATTAATGAGGGTGAGACCGTTCTTACATTAGTAGATAACAACGCTTCTGCCATTGGATCTGCAGTTGGAATATCCTCTGGAACATATTTTATTAGAGGAACTTTTGTTGATGTATCTACAGATAAAATTGTCTTAGATCCATATTCAAACTTACCATCATATAGAGTTGGTTTAAACATAGATGAGCAATTAATTACTGCTAAAGATGATGATTCTCTTTATGATAATGCAAGAGGATTCTCGAACTTTGCTGCACCAGGTGCTGATAGGTTAAAAATAACTACAACTCTAGCAAAGAAAAGTTTAACAGATTTTAATGATACAAACTTTATCGAATTATTAAGATTAGATGAAGGTGAAATCAAAAAGATTGTCAAAAGTTCGGATTATTCGTTAATCAGAGATTATTTTGCCAAGAGAACATTTGATGAATCTGGAAATTACTCAGTAGAACCTTTTGATGTTCAAGTTTTCAATTCATTAAATGATGGTATATCTAATGAGGGTATTTTTAGATCAAATGAAGTAACCGATCAACAAAATACTCCTTCTGATGATTTAATGTGCGTAAAAGTATCTGCTGGAAAAGCTTACGTCAAGGGTTATGATATTAATTTAGGTGGAACATCAATTATAGATGTAGAAAAACCAAGGGATAAACAAACAGTGGATTCGTCATTAGTTCCATATCAAATGGGAACTATTTTGAGAGTTAACAATGTTTTTGGTGCTCCTGTACCAAATATCAATTATGATACTTATTGCGTGGAGTTATACAATCAAAGAACCAATTCAAATACTTCTGGAACTGGTGAATTAATAGGAAAAGCAAGAGTTTATTCATTTGCTGTTTCTAATTCATCTTATGTTGGGGATACAAGTATATGGGATTTGCATTTATTCGATATGCAAACATTTACTCGTTTAGAACTTAATCAAGCAGTAAGCAATGCTGAACTTCCTGATACTTCATTTGTAAGAGGTTTAAGTAGTGGTGCAACTGGATATGCAACAGCAGCAGGTGGTGCGAGCACGGTTATAAAACTAACCCAAGTCACTGGTGTATTCGTTGCAGGTGAACAAATAATAATTAATGAAGATTCAGAAATACCGAGATCAATAAGAACTGTTAGAACTTTTGGAATACAAGATATTAAATCAGTTTATCAAGATGCATCCTCTGTATCTGGATATGCCTCTGATTTTGTTGCTGATACAGTTTTACAGAGCAAAGTGCCAACTGGTTTTAGTATTACTGATAATTTAAATATAAATGCAGCTGGTATTGCAACATGTGCAGGTAGAAGTTTTACTGGTATAAAGACAGATACCATTGTTAGATATCAATTAACTGGTGAAGTAACAGAAAGATTTAATAGAGTTACAAGTGTATCTTCAGACGGTCTTTCTTTAACTCTTGCTGCTGTCAATAATGTTACAGGTGTATGTAACGGTGCTTTACCAACTGGTCAATCAGTTGCACCTACATTTAGATTTGGTGAACCTAATATAAATTTAAATGAAAATAAAGGATTATATGCTGAATTAGGTAATCAAAATGTATCTGATATTAATTTATCAACTGCTAATCTAACTGTTGGTGCAAATATAACAGGAGAAAGCACAGATGGATCTGGTATATTGTCATTTGATTTAGCTGCCAGTGGTATTTCAAGTGCATTTTACGAGGGTTTTGATGCTGAAAGATACTCTGTTCATTACTCAAATGGAGCTATTGCAGATTTAACAGCGGATCAATTTGTTTTAGGTTCAAATGGTCAGTCTGTCACTATTAATGGATTATTAGCTAATCAATCAAACGTTGTTGTAAGTACTACACTTAAAAAACAGGCATTAAAAAGCAAGCAAAAAAATTACATTAGAAGTGAAAAACTAGAAATTCTCAAAACTGCTGTCGGTATTAATACATCTCTTACAGGGATGGATCAGGCAACTGGGTATGGTTTAAGGGTGGAAGATAGAGAGATATCATTAAACGTTCCTGATGTAGTAAAAATTGTAGGAATCTTTGAATCAATAGATGCAGATTCACCAATACTTGATAGATTAACATTTCCTAGTGGTTTAAATTTAAATGTAAATGCAATAGTTGGTGAAAAAATCGTAGGTGACGATAGTGATGCTGTTGCACAGATAACTGGTTTAATATCTGCAACTGAAGTTGAGATAGCATATCTTACCCCAACTAAGTTTACTATTGGTGAGGTTTGTAATTTTGACGAATCAAATATATCTACAACATTACAACTTATAACAGTTGGAAGTTATTTAAATATCACAAATAGATATGAACTTGATAAGGGTCAAAGAGAACAGTTCTATGATTATTCTAGGATTGTAAGAAGAGTTAATTTCCCACCTGCAACTAGGAAGGTTTTAGTTGTATTTGATAAGTACGTGTTACCAAATAATGATAGTGGAGATTTCTATACAGTTGCATCATATGATGAAGAGAGATTCTCAAGTGATATCCCATTATTAAAAGATAATTTAAGAGCAACCGATACTATTGATTTTAGACCAAGAGTTTCTACTTACACTGGTGCAGAGTCACCTTTCGCATTTAAAAATAGAACTTTTGCAAACACTTTCAATCCATCATTTATTGTAACTCCAAATGAAAGTTCAATAATTGGATATAATTTCTTCTTACCAAGAAATGATAGAGTCGTTTTAGATATTTTAGGAAATCTATCAGTAATCAAAGGAACATCTTCTACTAATCCAGTAACTCCTCTATTGTTTGAAAATGCAATGGATATTGCAACCATACAACTACCTGCATACCTTTATGATCCTGATGATGCGATTGTAAGGGTAACTGATAATGTCAGATATACTATGAAAGATATTGGTAGACTTGAAGATAGAATAGAAACCTTAGAAGAAACAACCTCATTAAGTATATTAGAACTTGATACAAAAACTTTACAAGTTCAAGATTTTGATGGTTTATCAAGATTTAAAACTGGATTTTTTGTTGATGATTTTAAAAATACAGATTTCTTAGATGGTAGTGACCCAGATTTTAGAATGTCAGTTGATTCTAATAATAAACAGTTAGTTGTACCAGCTAATTTCTGGTCTATGAAACCAGAATTAGCATTAGATTTAACAACTAATGTTGACACAGCGGATTTTTCTCAAAATCTTGAGTTATTAGATACTAATGTTCAAAAAACTGGTGATCTAATTACACTCGCTTATGAAGAGGTTGACTATTTAGATCAACCATTAGCATCAAGAGTTGAGAATGTTAATCCATTTAACATGGTTGAATTTGTTGGTGATATTGAATTAAAACCGTTTTCTGATAGTTGGGTTAGAACTATTGAAGTTGATGGTGGTATTATAAGGGCAACAGGAGGAACAAGAAGACAACTTAGTACAGTAGGTGCTCTTGCTGGTGCAGCGATAGCACCAGTTATGTTTGGTCTAGGAACTTTATTTGGTGCTGTATTTGGAGGTTTCTTATTTGGTCGAAGAAGAAGAGCAAGAGTCACAACAAGAACTGAACGAGTATTAACAAGTCAAGAACCTGATCCACATATAAGATCTAGGAACGTTGCCTTCACAGCAAACGGACTAAGACCTGTTGCGAGATTCTATCCATTTTTTGATAGTGTTAGTGGAATTGATATTGTTCCAAAACTTCTTGAAATTTCGATGGTGAATGGAATATTCCAAAAAGGTGAAACCGTAGAAGCTTATGATTCCACTGGTGAACAGGTTGCAATATTCAGAATTGCTCAACCAGATCATAAGTTAGGAGACATAAATTTCCCTCAAGAAACATTTAATGCTAACCCATATAATACATCAGTATCACTTGGTTCTGTTTATTCAGCATCGACAAGTGTTTTAAATATTGATGTTTTATCAATGGCAGATGAGGCACAAGGAAAATACTTTGGATATATTCCAACTAGTGGGGTAACTTTGTTAGGTCAAAGTAGTGGTGCACAAGCAAATGTGGAAAATGTAAGGTTAGTTGCAGATACGTTTGGAGATCTTTATGGATCATTCTTCATTAGAAATCCATTAACAACTCCACCACCACCATTAAGATTCAGAACAGGAGTTAGCACATTTAAATTAACCTCAAGTTCAGAGAATGCAGAACCACTACCTGGTAGTTTATTAATAAGTTCTGGTGAGACTACTTACAGGACAGAGGGTAGAATAGACACATTTACAACTACTATTATTCAAACTGTTAGGAGAAGAAGACGTAGGTTTGATCCACTTGCTCAATCATTTACGACTGATGAATCTGGTGCATTTATAACTGCTGTTGATTTATTCTTTGGTAGTAAAGATCCAGAACAAAAGTTAACAGTTGAATTAAGAACTATGGAATTAGGGATTCCAACAAATACTCTTGTTCAAGATTATGCTCGTGTTGTTGTCAATCCAAGTGATATTAATATATCAAATAATGCTGAGATACCAACAAGAATTAAATTCCCATCTCCTGTTTATCTTGAACCTGAGAGAGAATATGCACTTGTATTATTATCACCTACAACAAATTTATACGAAGCATGGATTGCTCAGATGGGTGAAAGAACTGTAAATACACAGAGTTTGCCCGATGCTGAGTCTGTTGTTGTAACTCGTCAGTATGTTGGTGGTAGTTTATTTAAATCACAGAACGGAACTATCTGGACACCTAGCCAGTTTGAAGATCTTAAATTTAAATTACGTAAAGCACAATTCTCAACTACTGCTGGTTCTGCATTCTTCTACAATCCAAAATTAGAAACAAATTCTGGAATTATTGAAAGATTGCTTCCAAATGCAATTACAACATTACCAAGAAAACTAAAAGTTGGTATTACAACTACAACTAACGCAAGTGCAATTGCAAAATTAGGATTAGGAGTTCAGGTAAGTGATTCATCATTAACAAATGCAATTCAGGGATACATTGAACAAGTTGGTGGTCCAATTAACACTTTCAGTATATCAAATGCAGGTGTTGGATTTAAAGCAAGTCAAACATATAACAATGTTCCTTTATTTGCAATTAGTGGAAGAGGTACAGGTGCGACTGCAACAGTGCAAACTAATAGTAGTGGTCAAGTATCATCAATTAGTTTGACAAGCAATACAGCAGGTTCTGGATATGTTGTAGGTGATGTCTTAGGAATTACTACAAGCAGTGTTCTTCAAGGTCGTGATGCTACAATCACAGTTACTGCATTGAATGGAAGAAGCACTTTATATTTGAATAATGTTCAAGGTGAAGAATTTACCACAGGTGAACCACTTGTTGTCTATGAAGGATCAACTGCCACATCATACGGTAGCACAACAATTACATCATCAGCAATCTATGATGATAGATTCACAGGTAATGTAATTGAAGTTCAACAATTTAATCATGGTATGCATGCTGACACTAATATAGTCACACTTGCAAACATAGAACCTGATACTGAACCAGTTCTTCTTACTGACTTCTTAGATGTCGATGATCAAGTCATATCAGTTGCAAATACAACAGCATACGCAACATTTAATGGAATATCTACATCACAAGGACTTATTAAAATTAACAATGAAATTATTTTCTACAATAGTATTCAAGCAAACCAGTTGGGAATTGGAACAAGAGGTGTTGATGGAACTATCGTTAGAACACATAGTATAAATGACATTACTCGTAAGTATGAATTAAATGGTTTTGATTTATCAAGAATTAATAATAACCATAATATGCCAAATACTGCTGCTTTAAGTAATGCAAGAGATATTGATACTTATCATCTTGAAATTGACAGAGGTAGTTTATCGAATGGTGATAGTCAAGTTAGTTTTACTAAAGAACAAAATGTAGGAGGAAGTAACATTTTTGCATCTCAAAACTACCAGTTTAACGCAGTTATACCACAGTTTAGTGTATTAACACCAAGTGATAGTACAACAGTTGAGGCACAGATTAGAACTGTTTCAGGAACAAGTGCTGGTGGTGGAGAAGTTCCATTCATTGATCAAGGATATGAACCTATAACTTTGAATGAACCAAATATTTTAACTTCACCTAGATTAATTTGTTCACGAATTAATGAAAACGCAAGATTAACTGGATTGCCATTAAGTCGTTCATTTACACTGGGAGTAAGAATGGAGACTTCTGATCCTAATCTCTCTCCCGTATTAGATGCGTTGAATAACAACATTGTTTATCAAAGAGCAAGACTTAACCAACCAATTAATAATTACATACAAGATGGAAGATCCAATGCAACAACTGGTGATCCTCATGCTGCGGTTTACATAAGTAGTCGTGTGGATCTTAAGAATCCTGCTACATCACTTAAAGTATTGGTTGCTGCATATCGTGATGCATCTGCTGATTTCAGAGTTCTTTATCAATTGTTTAGAGAAGATGGAAGTGAGACTGAATTATCTTATGAACTATTTCCTGGTTTTGATAATCTTAACGATACAGATGGAGATGGTTTTGGTGATCAGATAATTGATCCCTCTAAAAATAGTGGTAAACCAGATGCTTTTGTTTCACCAAGTCTTGCAGGTGAATTCAAAGAATATCAGTTTAGTGTTGATAATTTAGATGAGTTTACTGGATTTAAAATTAAAATTGTAAGTAGTGGAACTAATGAAGCACTTTCACCTATATTTAAAGATTTTAGAACAATCGCATTAGCATGATACCAGTCGAAGGACATAAAAACTTATATCGAGATGAAAAATCTGGGGCTATCATTAACACTGATAGTCAAGGATTTTCTCAGTATAAGAAGTCAAGAAAATTAAAATTAACTCAGAAGGAAGAGTTAGATAACATGAAAAAGGACATTGAAGAAATAAAATATTTACTCAGAATGATAGTGGAAAAATAGACGGGTTATATTAAATATAAATATATCTTAGATCCTGATATTGTTTTTAAATGGCAGTTTATGTTAGTAATCTAACTGTTAATACTGGAACTACATTTTCTCAAATTTTTACTTTGGAAAGTGCAGATACAAATTCTGCTACAGATTTGACTGGTTTCACTGCTTCTGCACAAATGCGTAAGCATCCTGGCAGTAGTTCTGCAACTGATTTTACAACTTCTATTATTAATGCAACTGCTGGAAGAATAAGAGTTGGACTTACGACAAGTCAAACTTCTATTCTAAAACCTGGCAGATTTATGTATGATGTGTTAGTCACAGATCCATCTGGTGAAGTAACAAGGGTGTTAGAAGGTTCAGTTCTTGTTAGAGAAGGAGTTACGAAGTAATGGCAGACATTAAAGTAAGAGTTGGTCAAAAAAATGCTATTAAGGTTACATCCTCATTAGCAGGTGCTTCAGCAGGAACTATTGGTGAACTAAGTGATGTGAACGCCAGTAATCCACAGAATGGAATGGTTTTAGTGTACAACAGTGCCACTCAACAGTGGACTGGAACTTTGGAGTTGACTCCAGGTGCAACACAGAATTTGGACATAAACGGAGGAAGTTTCTGAAATGGCAAGTATTATAAGAGTTAAAAGATCGACTGGAACCACAGCACCGTCGTCCTTACAATTTGGTGAAGTCGGTGTAACTCTGAGTGGGGGTGGTACAGTATCAAATAAAGGTGATAGATTATTTGTTGGAGATAATGCTGGTAATCCACAAGTCGTTGGTGGTAGATATTTCACAGATTTATTAAGTATTGGTCCAGGTTTAGTTGCAGGTCAATCAAACCCATCTGCAGCTGCAAGAGGATTTGTTCCTGTTCTTGATCAAAACCAGAAAGTTGACCAATGGAATGTAGATAATTTAAGATTAGACGCAAACGTACTTTCAACTACAAATACAGACGGAGATTTATTCATATCACCTAATGGTACAGGTGAAGTAATTATTCCAGATGACACATTCCTTACCTTTGGTGATAGTAAAGATGCAAAGATAGAATATGATGAGAATGGAACTGATAGAGTTCAGGTAACAGGTGCTGATTGGACATATGCTAACGGTGTGTCAATTATTATGGCAGACGTTACTGATTCGTCTACAAAAGACAATGGTGCTCTTGTAGTCGAAGGTGGAGTTGGTATAGAGAAGAGTGTAAATATAGGTGGAAATTTAGGTGTTACTGGTGTTTCTACATTTACAGGTATTGGAACGTTTATTAGTGACCTATTTGTTGGTGGTGATCTTCATATTAAAGATGACTTATTTGTAGATGAAATGACCATCCGTAACTTAAAAGTTACTGGTGTTTCAACCTTCCAAGGTGATATTAATCAAACTGGGGGAGTATTTACCGCACTTGATGCAAGAATTGGTAGTGTTAGCATTGCATCAAATGTTATTTCTTCAAGATCTGGTAGTGGAAGTCAATTATTCATTGACCCATATCCAGATGGTTTAAGTAATGAAGGTACAGTTATTGTTAAAGGTGACTTGCAAGTTGATGGTACAACTACAACAGTTGATTCCTTTACTGTAAACTTAAATGATCCAATAATTAACTTAGGTATTACAACTAGCACAAGAACTGTAATGGCAACCGCACTTGCTGGAGTCAGTACAATTAAGGTTGATACAACTGCTGGAATAAACACAGGTGATGGTATAACTGGCACCAACATAGGTTCTGGTACAACCATTGCAACTTATGATTTAACTGAAAAGTTAATTACAATTAATGGATCTGTGCAAGTTGGTGGTATTGCAACAACCACTCAACTAACAGTTACATCAAATGTTGACACAAACACTGATCGTGGTGTAGCATTTAATTACAATACAAGTGCAGGTACAGGTAATAATAAACAAGGTTTCTTTGGATATCATGATCTAGCTGGTGATGCAAGTAACGCACCAGAAAGATCTTTTACTTACATACCTGATGCTACAATCGTAAATAATCTAGTAAGTGGTACAAAAGGTTTCCTAGATATTAAAGGAATATATTTCCAGAACGGTGATTATGACACTACTGGAAATGGTATCGTTTACTTCGATACAACAGGTAAGCAAGTTGGTGCTGCTGGCACTGCTGCTGGTATAAGTACTTCAAACTTTGTACTTACAACTAATGCCTCTGGCATACCAAAATGGACAGATACTCTCGATGGCGGGACTTTTTAAACTATGACACAAAATAATGATGTTGATGTGAATACTTTAATTAAAGTATATAATCAAAAAATTTCTACATTAACCAACCAAAATATTCTTCTTGAAGCAAAATTACAAACGACTGTTCAAGATCATTTAGATGCACAAAAAGAATTAATGGCAGAAAAACTTGAATATCAAGAAAAATACGAAAATCTATTAGCAGAGATCGAAGAAGAAGATGGCAAAACCAGCAACTAGACAACAATTAATTGACTACTGTTTTAGGAAGTTGGGTGCTCCTGTCTTGGAGATAAACGTTGATGACGATCAAGTTGATGATTTGGTTGATGATGCAATACAACTTTTCAATGAAAGACACTTTGATGGTGTTGAAAGGATGTATCTTAAATATGAAATTACACAGGGAGATATTGATAGGGGTATTGGAGCAGACGTTCCTGGTGAAAGTGCAATCAATAGTAAAACAGGTGTTGGTATAGTAACCACTACAACAACATCAACAAATATACCTGGATACGGAACTACCACAACTACATTCTACGAAAACTCAAATTTTTTACAAATACCTGACTCTGTTGTAGGAGTAAATAAGATATTTAAATTTGATACCAGTTCAATATCTGGTAGCATGTTCAGTATTAAGTATCAGTTATTTTTAAATGATTTGTATTATTTTAACTCTGTTGAACTTCTTCAATATGCAATGACAAAAACTCGTCTTGAAGATATTGACTTTTTACTCACACCAGAAGCACAAGTTAGATTTAATAAAAGACAAGATAGATTATACTTAGACATTGATTGGGGTGCTCAAAAAGCAGGAAACTTCTTAGTTTTAGATTGTCATAGAGCATTAGATCCAGAATCATTTACTCAAGTATACAATGATTATTTTGTTAAGTTGTATCTGACTGCTTTAATAAAAAGACAATGGGGACAAAATTTAATTAAGTTTAGAGGAGTTAAACTACCAGGTGGTTTAGAACTTAATGGTAGAGAAATATATGATGATGCAGAAAGAGACTTAGAAAGAATTAAAGAGAAGATGATGCTCGAATATGAGTTACCTCCTCTTGATTTTATAGGGTGATGATCAATGGCATTAAATCCCTTTTTTCTACAAGGATCTCAAAGTGAACAAAGACTTGTTCAAGATTTAATAAATGAACAACTTCAAATTTATGGTGTTGAAGTCACTTATATTCCAAGAAAATTTGTAAGAAAACAAACAATACTTAAAGAAGTACAATCATCTGCTTTTGATGATAATTTTTTATTAGAAGCATATGTAAACACATATGAGGGTTATGGTGGTCAGGGAGACATTATGACTAAATTTGGTGTGAGTTTAAGAGATGAACTTACACTTACAATATCAAAAGAAAGATTTGAGGATTTCATATCACCATTTTTAGAGTCAGATGAGGATTATGAACTATCTACAAGACCTCGTGAAGGTGATGTCATATTTTTTCCACTAGGATCAAGATTATTTGAAGTTAAGTTCGTAGAACATGAAGAACCATTCTATCAGTTAGGAAAAAATTACGTATATCAACTTAAATGTGAACTATTTGAATACGAAGATGAGGTATTTGATACTGATATCGAAGAGATTGATTCACAACTTGAGGATATAGGATACATATCATCTCTTCAATTAATAGGAATTGGTGTTACTGCAACTGTAAATGCACAATTGAATGTAACTGATAAAGGATATATTCGTCAAATTGTATTAAATGATGATGGTAGTGGATATTCAAGCACTCCTACTGTTGCCATTTCTACTGCTCCATTTGGTGCAGGTAATATAAATGCAACTGCTGTTGCAATAACAACAACAAGAGGTGGTGTATTCTCAATAGAGAGAATTGAATTAACACATGCAGGTATAGGTTACACAGAAGCACCATTAGTGTCTATTACAGGTGGTGGAGGTGTAGGTGCAGCAGCAACTGCTGCTGTAGAATTGTCAAACTTTGGTATTGTTGACTTTACTATGTCAAATAATGGTGCTGGTTATGGTTCAAAACCAATAGTAACAATTACTGGAAATAATACCATACCAGCTGTTGCAGAGGCTAATCTTCTTGCAGATAATACAATATCAGATATTACAATTAGAAATGCAGGTGCTGGATATACTGTTGCACCAACAGTAACAATAGCAAATCCATCACTAATCAATGGTGTTGGTAATTTTGCACGAGGTGAAGTTGTTAAAGGACTTTCATCTGGTGTTGAGGCAAGAGTTAAAGAATGGGATACTGACACTAAGATACTCAAAATATCAAATGTTGGTATAGGAACAACTACAAAAGCATTCTTACCTGGTGAAATTATTCAAGCAACTGAATCAACCTTCTTTATTGTAGATTTAACAGTAACAGGGACAATTGGTGTAACAACTACACTCATTACTGGCATTAATACATCAGGTATTAGTTTAAATCAAGAAGTGAATCAAATTAAATTTGGTCAAACTATTGTTGTAGGAACTGGTGCTACTGTTACAAGCATTGGTTCAAATTCAATTAATATAAGTTCATTATCGTTAAATACTACTGGTGTTACAACTTCTATATCTTTTGGATCTACAGTATTCTCAAATTATGCTTTAGATTTCTTCGATGAAGATAATCAAGACACAACCTTTGAATCAAATGAAATTATCGAATCTGAAGCAGATGGTATAATTGATTTCTCAGAAGGTAATCCATTCGGTACATTCTAATGTTAGGCACATACTATTATCACGAAATACTCAGAAAAACCATAATTGCTTTTGGTACAATTTTCAATGACATTCATATTCGTCATCGAGATGGTGCAGGAAAGGAAACAAGTGACATGAGAGTTCCCCTTGCTTATGGTCCTATGCAAAAATTCCTAGCAAGATTAGAACAACAACCAGATTTAAATCGTGCAGTTCAGATTACATTACCAAGAATGTCATTTGAAACAACTAATATTGCATATGATGCAACAAGAAAGGGAGGAATAACTCAAACATTTAAGGCATCAGATGGAAGTAATTTAAGAAAAGTATTCATGCCAGTTCCATATAATCTTGGATTTGAATTAAATATTCTTGTTAAATTAAATGATGATGCATTACAAATAGTAGAGCAGATATTACCATATTTTCAACCATCTTTTAATGTCACTATTGATTTGGTAAATGTAATCGGAGAAAAGAGAGATGTGCCAATTGTATTAGATAATATTTCATTTCAAGATGATTATGAAGGAGATTTTGCGACACGAAGAGCACTTATATACACTTTAAACTTCACTGCTAAAACTTATCTCTTCGGTCCTGTATCTGATTCTAGTGAGGGTCTTATCAAGAAAGTTCAAGTGGATTATCATGCATCTGTTGATACTGAGAATGCAAGAAGGGAACTTAGATACTCTGCAACTCCACAAGCACTAAAAGATTATAATGATGATAATACAGCAGAATTGAAGACAGATTTGAGTAAAACTAAGACTAGATTTGATGTTTCTTCAACTGCTGCTTTATCAGTAGGCATGAGAATTATTATAGATAAAGAAATAATGAAGATTAAAGAAATCGTTGATGCGAATACAATTACAGTATTCAGAGGATATCAAAGCACTGCTGCAACACATGTTGCACCAGCATCAATTGATGTATTAACAGCAGCTGACGATTTACTTGTTGAACCTGATGATGACTTTGGATTTAATGGAAACCTTGAAGTGTTCCAAGATTCTAGAACATTTAGTCCAACACAACAAAGAGACATTGGATGAATACCATGACTAACTATGATTCTATTGATAAAGCGTTAAACACAAGTAGTACGATTGATGTCACTCCAACTAGTAAACCACAAAAAGTGGAATCTACAAAGGATGATGTCAAGAAAGACTATGATTATACTCGCGCAAATTTATATTCGTTAGTCGAAAAGGGTCAAGAAGCATTAAATGGTATTTTAGAAGTTGCAGGTGAAGGTGGCAGTGCGAGAGCATATGAAGTCGCAGGTCAAATTATAAAATCAGTTGCAGATACCACTGATAAATTGATGGATCTTCAAAAGAAAGTTAAGGAAGTAGATGAGGATAAAAAACAAACAACAAATAATGTAACTAATAACGCACTCTTTGTTGGTTCAACATCTGAGTTATCAAAGATGTTAAAACAAGGAATACTAAATAATAAGGAGAATTCTAGTTCTAATGAGTGATTCTGTTACTATCGAAGAT